GATATCACTAATATTGCCAGCATCTAAGAATTGTTTAGTAAATTGATATACCTCTGTAATATCCTCTTCTTTGGTATCTATATCACCGGTATTATCAAAACCAATAAAATCAACAAACGATTCTCTGAAATATTTAGTATTTTCTTGACATTTCATCCATTTGTCATACCGTACAGACTCCACCATCATTCTGGACAATGCTGAGTTTCTCTCTTTACTAACTTCATTTGTGGTATTGACAAAAATCATCATTGTGTCATACCCCAATTCTTCCAATTCCTCTTTTATATATGACATTTTCTCAACATCATCAGCTGGTCCGTTAATAATTAATGGACCCCTTCTACGAATAGCTTCTCTACGGAAATCACTTGATTTTTCTGATAGTTTTTGTTTATCACTCAAGTAATCTCTAGCTTGAACAAAATTCAACTCTACGATTTTGGACTCTGCAATAGCTTCACGAATTACAATATCTTTACCAGAACCTGGACCGCCAGTTACAAAAATGGCTTTAAATTGGCCATGATTATGTGCTTCATGTAAACCCATACCCTTACGAGTGTCATGCATGAGTTCTTTAGCATGTTTATCTGACACATGATCAGGAACACCTTTTCTAAATTCTCCAAGGTTTTTATTTTTGGCATGTTCTCTCATTTTGGTGCCTGACATTCCGGTGGAACCCTCGGCATCAGGATCACGATGGCCGGCAGAATGTACTGTAATCTTTTTAAAATCGTAATGACCGTGTTTACCTTTTACACCATTATACTTGTGTAGAGAATCTTTAAATTCTTTTACTCGGTCCGAACCAACTACAACATGAAGATGTGTTACACCTTTCTTGTGTAAGTCGGATGCATGATGAAAAATAGAAGGGTGTTCTTTTGAAGAAGCTTTAAGATTGGTGTCTGGAGCATAACGCTTTAGGTGTTTTAATTTTTGTTCACCTGATAGTGGATTCTTTTTGGAATCTTGTGAATGAGAAACTATAACGGTGTGTCCAGCATTTTGTTTGTCAGCAACATCTTTAACTTTATGGATAAGTTTAAGATGACCTGTTGTAGGAGGGTTCATGCGACCAAAGGTCATCACATGATGTTTTTGTGATGATTCAGATTCTTGGACTAAATCTAAAAATGATTTCATTTACGAACTTTTAACAAATTTTGTTTAGCAAATTCTGCACGGTTAACCAATTTGGTTGGTTGGCTATCATGGTGTACCACGAATCCTTCTGGTTTTGATTTTTTACCAGCAATGTGGTGTTCATAATGACCTTCATGTGTTTCTAATGATTTCACCAAAGCATTTTTGGCTTGATGTAAATGATGATGCATCGATAATAAATTTCCATAATGTGCTTTATGTTTTTCTACGTGAGCAATCTGTGAAGCACCCTCTTTTGTCTTTTCAGATTTGGATTTTTCAGTAGTAACTTTGGCGGCTTGTTTTGCGTGAGTGTCATGCAGATGTTCTTTGAATCCTTTAACACTTGGTACTTCATCGTGCCGTACTGTCTTGTTTATGTATGTCGATAGGTGGCCAGATTCTCCGCTATGCTTTTTGTGTATAGAATCATACATCTTGTGGCCATGTGTGTCGTGGATTTCTTTGGCAGCTGCCATATGTTTTTGAAAGTGTTTCTCATTCTCAGCTGAATGTTTAACTTTACTTGTATCATGTTCAGCACCATGAATGTGTACATCTGGATGTTCTTTGAATTTGCTTGTATCAACGTGAGGTGAAGCGTGTTTCATGTCATCACTATATTGGTGGTGAACAACAACACCAACTTTAGACTTTTTAATCTTGGCGGCTTCTTTACCTTTGGCGGTATAAGTGATTGTATTTGGAGTAAAAGAAACATCACCTTTGGCTTCAACAATGTAACCTTCATGTAATGTCTTTGTGTCGGCGTGGTGCATCAAATCACCTTGGTATACACCATGTTTAGGTGTTACTTTAGGTAAATGTTTCAAAGCGTGTTTGAGTGTTTTTGCTAAACCTGGAGCGTGGCCATGATTTTTATCAATGTCTTTTTCTGTATGGTTAATCTTTGGAGTTTTATTGAACGCAGATTTGGTTGCAACAAAGAATTTACCATTCTTAGGATGGTGGCCAAAAACAATAGATGGTGAACCATCATATTTCATTGTTAGGTTGGTGTTTTTGTGGCCTCCGGTCATATGAGCATGAGCGGTCATTAAAGCCGCATGTGCATGTTCAAAACCTGCATGGCCGTGCATCAATGGCCTATCTTCGGCATGGTGTATATGTTTAAGTTCCGATCCTTCGGAGGTTTCTTCAGTTAAGAATGATTTAAATGATAACATTGGTTTTCTTTCTAGATTTGCAACACACTATGGTTGCCGGTTTGCTTATTTATACAACATTTAAATCCTGGCGGTCAAACTTTAAGGATGTTCGATTCGATATATACGCTGTCGGATTGTTGGATTTAAAACAATTTTTGTGTCCAAGTTTTAGGAGTTTTCTCCGAGATAATTTCCAGTGGTAGGTGATACTCAAAAGGTCTTGTTCCTCTTGATTTTATATAATCAATTTGTTTTTGTAGTGATTGTTCCAATGTGATTTTTGTTTTATAACCAAAGAAATATCTGATTTTATCGGCTGAGCAATTGGCGTGTTTTACTTCTTGTGGTCGACCTGGCATGAATACTGGATTCAGTTCAAAATTCAACAGCTTGGCAACAACTTGAGCCAACTCTAAAATGGTTACCGGATTTTCATCAGGTCCAATATTGAATATTTCTCCAACCGCTTTAGGATTCTCAGCGAATTCAACAAGGCAATCAACATCATCCGATATATCGGAAAAACATCTGGTTTGTGAACCATCTGCATAGATGATGGGTTGACGTCCTTGTAACATCAAATTAATCATAATACTTGCCACATTTCTAAAAGGATCGTCATATTTCTGGCGAGGACCAATAATATTATGTGGAATAGCAATGACCAGTTCGATACCGTGTATCTCAGCAAGATTTTGTAGTAGTAATTCCGTACCATACTTTGCAATGCCATATGGGTCTTGTGGTTTGCAAGTCATATCTTCGGTAAAAGGAACTCTATCTTGTGTTCCATATCTGGCCATTGAAGAACAATGAACAAATTTAGGAACTCCAGCTTGAATAGCCGCAGTCATGGCATTTACAGCAATTTGTGTTGTGTTCTGAACAATTAGTGATGGAGAAAAAACAGAAAGGCCTTCGTATGCTGTGCATGCTGTGTGATATACAACATCACATCCGGCCATCATATTTTTTAATTTATTGAAATCTATCAAATCTTCCTGATAGAATTCAACTTCATTCGGAACATTATCTCGATATCCACCCAATAAATTATCAATACCTGCAACTTGATATCCTTTGGATAAAAACGCATCAGCCAAATGTGATCCTAAAAAACCGGCCACGCCGGTAATAAAAACTTTTTTTATTGCCATTTTGTTCCCTCAAAATCTAACCAATATGTGGTCATTTTACCTTTGCCTTCTAATAGATAAAATGGTAAAGTGTGAATCAGACCTCGACTCGATCCATAATATAACAGTTCTTTTGGACCTCTGTCAAGAGCCCAAGCGAAATGGCTTGAACCCGTATCACCACCCACAAAGATTTCAGTTGTGGTAATATGGTAATAATTTTGTACAAAGTTGGTGGAATATCGCCAACCTTCAAATGAACATCTCTCTGTGGGTTCACCTTTTTTGCAAATTATTTTTTCGTAATCTTTATATTCTTCCGTAGAAAATTTTTCAATAATTTGTTTATATACATTCTCAGGCCAATTACGCCATTGATTATATGGTGCATCAAAGAGTGGAAAAATTGTAATTTTCTTTTCCATCGGTGCATCATTTGGTATTTTCACCAAATCACCAGATACATCTCTAAAATCCCAAATATTAACTTTTCTCCAAGATAATGTTTCTGTACCTTCTTCCATTGAAAAATAGTTAGTCATCTTCAACATTATCTCATAGAATGTTTGACAATGTGTGTCAGAGCTAACATTACCTGGTTTTAAATGAAATTGAATTAGTGGATTGTTTTTAGCTTTTCGTATGTGTTCTAACACATTAGCAACGCCGATGAGGTCACCATTACGAACTGTACCAAAAGTACCTGGTTCAATATTGATAATCATAATAAACTTTCTAAATCTTTTGCGTGAACTAATTTTGCTTTGCGATTAAGATAAAAGTGTTTTTCAAATACTTTACTGCTGTTTTTACCATCGTCCCAAGATACATCATCACCTCTACGAAATTCTGGTTTCCAATCTTCTGCTTTCCACACACAATATAAAGGAACATTACATAAGTCAGCTAACATGCCAACGCCAGTAAAGTTTGTAATAAATGGTTTCTTTAAATTCTTAATGATATAAGCATTCTCTAACATTGGCCGATTGAAATCGATGAATTCACAATCTTTTAAATGTGATAGTACGTGGGTTTCTCTACGATCATCAATATTACCCACAGCCCATCTATCACCAACATAATAAGTGTCTTTCACAGTAATATCATATTCTGGTGTTTTTACTATAAAATCATCATCAACTTCAAATAACATTCTATATCGGTCATTTAACCAATTTTCATATCTGCATGTTTCGATTGGACGATTAATATCTTCCTTATCTTCTCTTGACGGCCAAGAGCTTAAATTAATAACATCACCATATACAAATATTTCATCATCAAAAGAAACATCAGTAAATAAATCTTGATATAATAAAAACTCTTTGATCCCATTAAATTTACGCATTTCAGTTTTAATTATAAGATCAAATTTACCAATATCTTTACTTACGCCAGATAATACAGGCATGGCATTTAAAAAATCACCTAAATTGGAAGTACCACTAACAAATATTTTCATTCACTAAATTCCTTAAAAGCAACAAACCAGTCCGATTTAGAAACTGGATGTAATTCAAATAATTCTGGTTTTTGTAGATAAGACATTAATAATAATGTTTGGTCATCATCAACCAAATCATTTTTGAGTAATTCATTTATACTATGATATACTAATTTTTCTAAAGTTGGCCACATTTCTTTGCCTGCAACGATACAGGGGCCTGTTACATGAACATCATTATTAAAAATAACATCACTAATATATGTGTTGGATGACCACTCTTTAATATTAAAGAAATGTATTTTATTTTTATCAAAAGGATATTTCCATTTCTTAACACCATTAAGTGTTGATTCTTCCCGGCAATAACCAAAATCCATCCATGCAACAAGGTCGGTGGTAATTAGATTGTTTTCAATTGCCTTTGAAATGAAGGAAGATTTTAATGCGTTAACAACAACATAGTCGGCATTCCAATACTCTGGATTACGAACTTCTTTGGGATTAATTTTACTTTGATATTCAGGATTTTTTTGTACCTTTGATACCTTTTCTCTTAATTCTTGAAAATTGTTTTCAAAATCAACTGTAAGTATATCAGTAACTCGGTCTTGCCTCAAAAATTTAATATCGTTTACGAATTCTTTCGATGTGAAAACCACCATTGGGTTTTCTAATTTAGCCATGTGGCCGAATCGTTGTAGGTATGTTTGATTTGTTCGGTGCAAATAGTGTGGCAAACCCTTATCTGGTGTCCATTCACCACGACCAATATCAAAGAAGGCAGTTACAATCGTTATGTCGTTCATATCCAATAATATCTTTTATAGTTATTAACAATTTCTATTTTTTCTGGTTGTTCATTTACAAATTTATCATAATCATAACCATCATTTTGGTGATGATGTGTATCGGTCATATAGGGGTTTACTGAATAATTCTTGCCACATAAAAAATAATATACAACCATATAACAGTCCATATAACCTAAAGGATTATATTTTATTTGAAACCAATCATGATTTTCTTTAAACCAACCAACTACATTATCATAATTGTTTAAGAAAGTTGAAACCTTAAATATAGAACCACCACCACAACCATACTGATTAGTTAAAGGTTTCACACCAGAAAAAGATTCAATACTATCTATAATGAAATCAGGAATCACATTTCCAATACGAATATCGTGGCCCACCATTTCCCAATCATCTTCTATTGTAATTTGTTTTTTAATCCAAACATCATCTTCCATCATCATTATATGTGATGTTTTACATTTTTGGCAAGCCAATTTAAATCTTTCCAACCACAATAATAATTTTTCTAGATTATAACTAGGATAACCCACCTTTGTTTTAAATGGATAATAATCACAGTTATTGTTTATTGCAATATCCGATAAATCATCAGCAGCATCTGATCCTAAAAAGTAGTAAGCATCAGGATAATGTTTTCTTATATTTTCTACCATTTTTTCAGTAGAAAGTTTTTTACCAGCCGAAGCAAGATGACAAAAAGAAATATCAGGCATATCTCACCACAAACATAATAGAATCACTCATATTGGAAATTTCACGAGCGTCAATGACCTCATACACCATATTATCGGGAACCAATTTAGTATATTCTTCGGTCCATTCCATTTGTGCAATATCTTCAATAACAAATACTCCACCAAGATTTAATTTAGACAAATAGACCGACAATGATTGTAAATGACTCTCTTTTGTGTGTGGACCATCATCAATAATAATATCAAAGTTGGGTAGTGTTTCAGCAAACTCTCTCCGATAACCATCAGCATAAGTTATATTAATTCTAGGAAATTTTGCACAATTTTCTTTTGCGCCAAAGTCCATAGGATCCACACCGTATATTTGAGCTTTGGTAAAGTATTCATGAAATACTGCGAGACCACCACCACGGTGAACTCCAATTTCCAATAATTTAATTTCTTTATCTTTATAGTTTAAGAATTCTTTATCGTAAAAAGCCGTACAATAACGGTGATTGAATTCTTTATCTGTACCAAATTCATAATGTGTATCATTACGCCAGTTGTTTTCAACCATAATATCAATCAATGTTTTCATTATGTTGTCCTAAAAGTAATAAGTTCTTCTTGTTTATACTTTTGTTTAATGTGTTCTTTCCATTGTGGCACTCGGTCATATTGATGTACGATTGCAAATGGCCGACCCAAAGATGTTTTTACAATTCCATCCTCAAACTTTGGTTCTGGTTCTAATAGGTGTGGTCTGAATGATTCAATTTTAGATGGATCAACAGTAGTACCAGCCTGACAAGCCCATCCATTCATTTGTTTTGCAAAGTATGTTACGCCTTTGAATGGTTGTGTTTGTATCAGTACATTATAGACCGCTTGGTCACAAATAGGAATAGGCCGGTTGATTGCATTGAATAGGATGTTGAACACCATATCTTTTACATACTCAGACACACCACCGATTGTTCCCACATTGTATATCTCATTATTTTTAAATTGCTCATGTACATATGGTCCATAAGCTTGCATAAGATTTTCGTTACCCCATGGTTCATCTTTATATCTCATACCTTCAGAACCAGCAACGAGTTTTTTATTTTTGAGATTTAATTCCAGCCAAACGATAGGATTGGTTTGAAAATAAACATCTTTAACATCCGTGGTAACTACATGGCTATAATTCTGCCAAGTGTTTTTAAGAAAATCATAGATTGAAAGAAAACGAGCCACATGAATTGGTGCTTTAATATCACTCATTGGAATAATAATAAAATTTCTTTTAACTAATTCATCAATCGTTTCTTGTGAAGCATTACCAACAACCATGGCTTTGTCGCCAGTAAAACCACATTCATCAATTGATTCAACCCAAGGTTTTAATTGATTGTAGTTGTAATTAGTAAATGCACCGATTATTAAGCTTTTTGACGCCATGGATAACTCCCATTATATTTTTCATTCATTACTTTGTTGCCATTTTCAAAAAATTCAGCATTAACTGAACCTTTACCTCCATCTACTCTATAACACGTTGTATATTCACCTGTGCAGTCGAATTTAGGAAAATGATGTGTAATTGCTTGTAGAAACACTCTATCTTGGCCCCAACCACCGTGCCAAGCACTTGCAATTTTATTGGCCACATCTGTTTTAATGAAGTAACAATTGGTATCTATGTGATGAACTCCGTGATATGTTGGCCATTTACCTAACGATTCACAATCATCAAAACAAACAAATTTACCTTGTTTATTATATATTTGGCGTAAAGAATAACACCAATCCAAACTTCTTGTGTTAATTGTTTTAATACATTGTTCAACATGAGACCTGTATAACCAATTGTCTTGGTCAAGATATACAACATATTCTGTATTAATTAGGTGTGTAAATGCTGCATAGACACGGTGTCCGTAAAATCCATTGGCACCGACATTGATTGGCAAAGAACAAATATGAACTCGTATATCATCAACAGCTGAACCCAATGCTTCTAATGTTTTATCCATGTGTTCATCGCCATCAATGACAACATAACATTCTGTAGGATGGCTTTGGTTTAAAACAGATTCAACGGCAGTTTTTACCTCTGGTGATCCAGTGGTTGGTATAATCACAGTAGCAGACATAATTTAATCTCGTGTTAGTTTAAGTATTCTCTCTATTTGTTTCTCTATAATTGGTTTACGATTTGGCCAATATATGTATTCTTTTTCTCCGGTCGAATGTAGTTTAGTGAGAAAAGGAACAATTAGCTTTTCTACTTCTTTTAATCGAACTTTATAATCTTCTGCGGTCTCGGCTGTTTTATTGACAACAGAATTGTATTCTTCTTCCGATACGGCAGAAAAACCAAAGTCATCTTCTACATCAAATTCTTGTGCAAGTTTATCAAAATCAATTAATGGCATATATTACCTTATTTTGCTATAACGTATTTGGACGAATTGCTGGAACGAGCCGTTGCATAGGTATAGGCATTGCGAACAAAAAGGTCTGCATATGATTTATTTTTGTTTAACCAATTAATCAATAATGGATTAACTTCGTTTGTAACTTTTGCACTTGCAATTTCTCTTAGTTCCTCATATTGTGATCTATCTCTATCTTTTAAATCTTTATCGAGAATCACTTTATAATCTTTAAATACTCGATTTGATTCTTGATAAGTCTTATACCATTTTTTACCAAATGAAAGGTCTATGGTACATAGTATATCCGCTATAGGCCCAGCTGATAGACTACCTTCAAATGCACCTGCACCAGAAAGTTTAATAACACCTTTATACCCTTCTGAAGATGGATCATGCCGCATTTGTAATTCCATAGTTTTGTCTTTTGACATGTAAACCAATAATGTTCTTGTATAATTTTTTATGTTAACATTCTCATCATATTTTTTCCAATTACTAATACCACCATATTCCAACTTATCAATTTTTTTCTGTTCTTCAGGACGATTAAAATTGACTTTTTTAATTTCAACTTCGTTTGGTTGTTTTTTTAATGATAGTGGTAATATATCTCCACTAGCAATCATTTTGCTGATAAAAGCATTTAATTTAGTATAATCTAATTTTTTTTCTGACACTAAATTTGCAATTTGTTTTTTAGCATCGTTGGAAGCAAAATAGATATCTGCCGTGGACCATTTATTAATATTATCAAAAGGCCTTGGAATTTTTATAATTTCTGCTGCGGGATCTTTATTTTTACTTTTATTTTCAATTAATAGTTTTTGGTTATCATTGGCTTTTTTATAAAGCTTAGCAATATTTTCCATAACTTCTTTGTCACCTTGAGCATAAAAAATGTCTGACCAATTCTCAGGTTTCAAATAACTAAAATTTTTTGAAATCGTGGTAATGTCTTTCATTAATTGTGAAGCAATATTTAAAGAAGAACGGTACCATTCAGTTTGTGCCTTTTTAGATTTTTCGTTGGCACCATATAATAAATCTTCAACGTCAGTTAAAGAAGATTTGCCGGCTAATAATTTTTTAGCAAATGTTTTTTCTATTGTTGCGTTGGGATACTTTTTATTCCAAAAAACTTTGAATTCAAGATAAGAAGGATATGTTTTATCATTAAATACTTTATCGATATTAGATACACCATGATAATCAGCAAGTGCACAAAATAATGCTTGAGCTGTTTCTTGAGCATCTTCTTTTTTTGCCATTTTTTTACCTAATAATTTGAATGTCTTTACCTGAAGTCCATACCTCAAGTTCTGTTCGTAATCTACCCTCAGATTTAAGGGTTTCGTATCTATTTATAGCTTTACTCCGCCACCATTCGATAACATTATTCAATTCATGCTTATGATAATTTTCACCAGGTAAAAGTTTATCGGTTTTTAGGTTAACATAATCAACCATATTTTTAAAACCATAATCACCGACATAATATCTTTTCTTCTCTGTCAACGATTTGGCCTTTTCAATCGTTAAAGAGAATGCCTCTGCTTCGGGTGATCCTTTTAAAGCAGCTTTAGTGAGAGCAATAATTTTTGTGAATGTTCTCAATTTTCTACTGGTGGTACTTTCATCACCACCCAAAATATCTCCCACCTTACTCTCAACATATTGTTTTAGGTCATTGTAAGATTTTCCGTGCATCATTGGAACTATATCGGAGTCGGTAAGGCCTTTATAACGAATGTATGGCTTCATACCATCATATTGTGATACCTGTTTTGTCGAACCATATAAACTAGTTGTTTCAAACAAACAAAGATTCATACCATATTTTTTATTACAGATTTCTCTTACTGTGTGGCTGGTACAAATGGCAGCCATTAGTTTGCCACCTAGGTAATTAAAACCAAATGGCTGAGATGGCACAATTACGAATCCCATCATAGCAGAGGCATTAAATCGTTTGGATGTTTCTGTGGTTTGCGAGAACACTTGTCCAAGCATCTCATTGCGTGGTCGCATATAGATTACAGGTGAACCTAAACGAATGAAACCTAGAATCTTTCCTGTGTTCTTTTCTCTGACTGCCAATTGTACATTTCTACCAACTGGTGCTTTATTGATGTGTGATGAGGTAATGGAAAGTAATGTTTCCCATGTTTGACCTGGTATTTCTACCACTTCAATATCCATATCTTTTGGATGCATAGTAAAATCCGAGAACAGGTCATCTTCTGGTGGAAATATTGATGTTGGTATTTGATCGAGGGATTTTATTTTTTCCTCTCGCATGTATTGTTCTATGTCATCATAATTATTAAAATAATCATGAAAGGCTTTTGCACAATACAATCCATCATCTTTGGTAATAATCATACTTTAAATCCACTAAATGATTTCTTTTGTTTTTCTTCTCTTGTGCCAAATGTGTTCAAAGGTTTATCATGGCCAGCATCCGCAATACCCATCTGCGCAGCCTGTTCAACATCATATAGTTTCATTTTGGCCCTATCAACCCCAAGAGTAAATCGTTTGTGGAACGTTGGATCATTATATCGATTCTTTAATTGTTTGACCATGATTTGGCCAAGTTCTTCTAGTTCTTCAGAAGAAATCAAAGCAAACATCAAGTCTGCGGTGGCGGGAAGTCCGAACGATTCACTCGTGTCCTCAAGTCCCGGATCACTGGAAGTAAATCCCGAACGGGTAGTTTGTGTAGCAGATACAATAGGAACATTATACTCAACAGCAAGGCCACGTAATTCTTCTGCAATTGCTTTAACGTAGGTGTAGGAATTAATATTCGCACCAGCCTTA